TTCCTCTTTTGTTTCTGGGTATAGTTGTTTTATATTTGGAAGGGTATCAAGTATCTTTTTAACATCTGTTGCATTGTGGGAGTAGCCATCATGTTCATAGTCAGAATCTCTCCCACTGCCTACTAGTTTGACGTTTATATTTTCGTGATTTACATAAGTTCTTAAAATTTCAAAAGGTCTGTATATAAGAAATGGAGTAATACTATAAACAAAAGGTATCTTGCCATCTTGAGCAAGTCCGCAAGCTATACCCGTCATTGCGAATTCACTAGCTCCACAATTTATAAACCTTTTTGGGTAGTCTTTTCTTATCTGGTCAAAACCAATATATCCAAGATCACCCGTAAGAGCCCAGACCCTATCATCAAACGTCATCTGTTTATGTAATTCTTGAAAATATGTTGGTCTCATTTCATTACCTCCTTATATTGCTCTTTCGTCATGCTTACATAATGTCCCACTTGACCTTGAATCCAAAGTGGATACTCAAATAGGTTTTTCTTAACTATCAAAGTTGGATAAAAGACGTTTAATCTATTATCTACATCATCAGTATCTATTCTTGAATAAGCACCAAATACATTGCAAATTATTGAGATTCGTAAATTCTCCAATCTACAATCTGCTGCTATTCTTAATGCTTCATACCAACTTCCTTCATTTACATCTCCATCACTTCCTACTACATATACAATCCTTTTTCTATCTGATAAAGCATACCCGACTCCCAGCGTAATACCAGAGCCCAACGAGCCCCCACTAGCCCATATGCCATGCTCTACATCACGATTAGGGTGTACTCCGTGTTTCTCAAATAACATCTCTGCATCATATCCAAAGTATTTCTCAAGTACCACATAGAGTGCAAGACCCGCATGACCGTTTGAGAGAATCACAGGATCATCTTTACCTCGTATTTTATATATATGATCTAGGGTGTCTACAGTTATAAGACAAGATCCTATATGGGACAGTTGGTTTTTGTAACTAATTTCTAGTATTCTTTTATGTAGTTTGTTCATAATCTTTCACCATTTCAACTATTGACTGCTCAAGTGACTTTTTCGGAAGCCATCCCCATCCTCTTGATCTGAAGTTAAGAGATACCCAGTTGTCATTATCATATGAGCGCATACTCGACACTATATTAATATTAGCTTTCTTACCTGTTGCTTTTTCTACAAGTTCTAACACCTGAGCATTGGTGCATGACTTACCTGTACCTAGCTCAAATATACCTCTTGACCCTCTACTTGAAAGGTTTATTATCCCCTCTACAACGTCATCAACATCTATGTAATCATGGGTAGGTTCTGGTACAAAGTTAACAAGCTCCCCTGTCATACAAGAACGAATAAGTGTTGGTATAAGGTGTTCCTTCTGCTCACCTACTCCAGTAACTGAGAATGGACGGATTATGCAGATTGGTCTATTATACTTCTCCATGAATGACAAAAGTGTCTCCTCTGCCGCACGTTTAGATCTGCTGTACATTGTTTGTGTTCTAAGTTTAACGGAGGAGGTGCTTATGTACACAAATGACTTAAAACGAGATTTCATAGATTCTGAGAGTATGTGTACTAGGTCTATAACATTTGCTTGATATATGTCTAAGTCCTCTTTATGAGTAGCCATGTTTCCGTATGATGAGAGAAAATAGAAGTTCTCAAAGGGTTCAAGAGTTATAGTAGATAGTTCTGTATGAGGGATAGGCGTAGCTTTTATACGCTTTTGAAGATGTGAACCTATAAAACCACCTGAACCTGAGATGTAATTCATACTAATATAAACCTATTATTAACCTACCAAAACTATATCAGAATATTATATTGTTGTCAAATTGATTGACTGGTTCTCTATACGTTCCCTCGTTGGGCATATTTTTCCTTTCCTTTTATATAATCGTGAATATCTTTTATCTCTCTAGTATCTCCATTTCTATGCGCTCTTACCAAAGCTTCACGCATACTTCTAATAAGACCTGACTCATTCTTTAATATCAAAATAGTGTTTCTGATATTCTCACGTGTTCCGGGGTTTTGTTCCCTTTCAAGTTCTCTGTAGAGCTCCCGAATGTCCTCATGTCTGCCTGTACTCATAATGAAAAATAAATGTTAACCGCTCCCCCCAGTCTATAGCCCAGAGGGAGCGTTGTAACAATCCATCATGAAGTTGGAGTATTTGAAACAACAATCCAATCACTATTGAGGATCTTTGTTGCATAACTACCAGCCCATGAAACTTTACTGATACGTCCAGCAGGTGAACTACCGTCCACTATGTTTGGAAGTATGTAAAGGCGTGGTTTGTCTCCTTCAAGATCATAGCACCCGAAAGCATCCGCTCCGTGTACATATGTCTTAAATGCAGCCACAACTGACGCTTCAGATGCCGCACCTACTGCTGAAAGTGAATCTCTATTCAAGAGCCAACGCACTTGATATAGTTCTCCCATTTCTCCCTTGTAAAGATCCTTTACATCGGAATAAGTTTTAGCATTAATCCACGTAGAATCACCAAGTATCTGATACTTCGCTTGGATAGCTGCCTTACCCATGAACATACCATCTTTGTATTCAGGAGCTTTGTTGAGTTCAAGGGTTCTTACCATTCCTCGAATCATAGAAGCACTGAATGTGTCAGATGCTGCATAGGTTGACGTATTCTTTCCATTAGCAAAAAAAGCAGTACCGTTTCCAAGTTCATTTAGAGATAATCTATTAATAGTTTCTCCCATGTTTTGACCTACGAGTGATATTTTCTCTTTCATATTAGAGTCAATACCTACAAGTGTCAAAAACTTAGATGTCTGAATCGTTTGACCGTATTCAGAAAGGGTTACTGCAACAGTTGAAGCCGTGATATTAGAAATGGATGGATTTGAACCTTCACCTAGGGGAGTCGTGTTAATAGCAAGCGGTGTGTACCGAGTAAAATTAACTGTGCGACCCTCACCAGTTGCATGAGTTCTAATCTGTCCACCTTCTTTAGCAACATATTCGTATTCTGCTCTCTTTAGGAACACTTTTTCGTAGTATGTTGATACTTCCGGCGACAATGTAGCAGTAGTATTTAAGTCTGCCATATTGTTTTAAGAAATTAATAAATAATTCCCAGTTCTTGTTCCATCTCATTAAGAGATTTCTCATGGAATTTTTTATCGCTTCCCTTAATGGTGCTAGGTCTAAGAACAGTGTCGTTAACTTGTTTAACAAGTTCGTCTTTTTCTTTGCCTACAGCGTTTTCAGCTGCTTTCAAGTACGGCTTCATGTATTTCTCAGTAAGTTTAATTACTGATTGGTTTGGATTCTTTTGAATCTCAAGATATACAGCACTCGTAATTGCTTCGTTAACATCAGCGTCAAAGTCAGAACTTGATTGATCAAGAACAGGATACGTTCTAATCGCTTCTCGTCCTTCGGACTGAATACGATTGACCGTCTTTTCCTTCTCGACTTCAAGTCTGGCTATAGTCCTTAAATCGTCTATTGTGAGCTCTCTATCCCCACTTGTGTCAGGAGATTGGTTAAATTGCGGAGTATCCGCATTGTCCTGTGTTTCCGTGGTTAGTTCAGCAAGCCTACTGGACATATCCTCGACTTTAGCCTTATACTCATCTCGTTCATCAACGAGTGCATGAATACGTTTTTCCGCGCCTGTTAACTTCTTATCACCTTCAGTCTTAGAGCCTTCAGTAGATGTTTCAGTTTTCTCTGGTTGTACTGATTCTTCCTTAACTTCTTGCGGCTTTGTACTTACAGTTGGCGAGTCTGTAGAGCTGTCTGCTTCAGCTTTTGCGTTTATCGCCTGTTCTTCCTTTATTAAATCATCCATACATAAAAGGAATTGATAATCAGAGCTTGTACGTTGCCCAGCCATACGTCTAGTCACTAGGAGCTACCTAGTACCTAAACCTTAGTGCGCAACTTCAATATTGGTAAACCTTGTTCATCCTCTCCTACCATTATTCGTTCCATTCCTATATAGTCAGCATGTTGAATTTCACAATTTACACAAACTAAATATGGACCTTGTTGACGGTATCTACAATGACCTGTGGGCTTAAACTCATAAGTCTTTTGCAAGACTTCCCCCTCATCGTCAATATCATTTTCTGTCTTTAGACTCTCTTTCGTTTCGCTCATATTCTAATTCTTCAACTACTAAAGACGAGTCCTCTACTTTGTTGATTATTGAATTTAACAACTCTTTTCCAAGTACTGAGAATGTAGCATCTCGTTTGATCTGCTCATCTCCGAGTCCCCCTAATACTGCCTCAGAGAGTCGTTTGTCGAGTCCTATCATCAGGTTGTTAATGTGCTCATGTAATGTTTTCCATCCACTCATTTGCGCAAGTTCATGGAGCCCCTTATCCTCTGGAGCTATACCTGTTTCCTCTGTTTCATTACCTCTCCAGAGCGCGCGGGTATCGTCATATGACACTGGTCGTAAAATACCTTTATTCATAACCTATAAAAACTTATTAACCTTGTTGCATCTGTCCTATCATATCTGCTAGTGCTTG